ATACGTGCAATTAATTTCTTAACTTTAATTAGATGTCGGATTTGCCGGTTGTAAATTACGGTAGAATGGAGCGACTTAGGCCTCCAGAAAGCAAAACTTTCCCGATGAATGTAAACACCTTTTGTGTGGTTTTCATCGTCATATGTATCCTATGTCTATATAAGCGCGCTTCAAATATTAGTCAGGAAAGAAGGAAATTTAAGACGTTATATTAAAACTATTCTACTGTATCTACAATCTTATACTTCAGACAATCTGCTGGGGATAGATATATATCCTTCCTCATTAGCTTCCTGAATTTACGCTCGGGAATTTCCGTCTTGGATAGATACATCTTCTTCAACATCTTCATAAACTTGGTGCTCGATTTGAGCTCGTGTTTAAGTTCTTGAAAGTTACCCCACATTTCTGTGGAAATCTGGTGAATGAGAACATACGCGTTCCTCCCCATACGCCTCTCAGAACCTCCGAGTAACATGAACGTGGCAGCACTACAACAAGACCCCTGGGCGATGGTAATAACCTTAACACGGGAAGATTCCAATACGTTCATCATCGTCATACCCGCAAAGATACACCCACCCTCGCTCATGATATGAACCCTTATGATTGGTTCGTAACCAACGAGTTCAGCCTTTCTTTTAAGAAGTTCAATCTCCAACTTCTTAAATTTTTCAACGAAGTCAAGAGCGTTTTCACGATCAACGTCGGCATAGAATAGAATTTCGTTTCCAATAACCTTGACACACTCAGAGACTTCTTCAGCTTCATCTTCCTTCGTAGACATTCTTCAGGGCCTTCTTTACTTTTGTAACGTCTCTTGACTTTAAATTGTTTCCAACCGCGAGATGGTTGATCACGTCAAAGTCTTGAGGTGTGATTTTATAATCTACGAGTTGACTTAGGTTCCCCTTTTCCGCATAATTCTTCAAAAGACATAGTTCTTCCACACCGAGACCTAATCTCGACTTTTTCCGTATCTCCTCGAATTTCTGCTTTCTCATCTTGTAGTTTCCCAACTTTGTCCAACAACTCCCTGGACGAATCTTATCTCTGTCGAGGGGCTCACCGAGGGAGTGTTTGGGTATGGTTAACGCGTGCAAGACAAAGTAAGGCATGAGATTCCACGCTCCATGGGAATAAATATGGGTGTCGTAGAAATCCGCATCTGAAAAGGATGTCGTTATTCTTTCAATGTCGACACCCACTGAGCTAAGATAGTTTTCTTGGAAAATGTCCCATACGTGACCATGTTCTGAAATGCTATCGTGAATTTGTATGGGATTTAAGTCACATAATACGTCCGCTATGAACTCCTTTGGTGTCTTAAAATCATCCATAAGATCATAACCATCTGCGTATGAAAAGAAAGTTCTGATGTTGCCGTTACACTTGATGGCAGACGCTTCGATCTGTGGAGTTATCTCATCGACCAAAGTGAGTAGAACTTCAGGTTTGTGTTTTGGAATGAAAACAGTCTCAAAGTTTGGATACATACACATGTTTGTTGTTGTGATTACTAGTGATCCGCGAGATATTCTATCACCGTCTGAGACACTCTCCACTATCGGTTTGAAAATTGGATCATAGTCATCTATGTAAACATGTTTCGTTGATGGTCGTATGAAAGGTAGGAACAAAGACTTCGACTTCATGTGTTCAGCGAGAAGCTCCACTGAATTTAGACCCTCCAAAGCTTCTTTCAATATGAATGATTTGCCCACACCGATCGCACCACAGATGAATACATTCTTCCCCTCCTTGATGTACTTCTGCACCAACTCAATTTTCTTCGAGTGTATCGTGTGAACCTTTTCAAATTTTTTTTGTGGGACAACTTTAATGAAAGAATCCATCGATGATCTTACTAATCAAGCCATAGATTTAGTGCTTGAGAATGACGCACTACATAAGCGTATCGTAGAACCTTTAAAAAGGAAAATTATACCATACGTGGCATGTACAATTGTTACCAATCTTGTCATGTTTATTATTCTCCTTTACCTTGCTCAACGTCTTTCTGTTCTCCATCGTCAGATTTAGTCTCTTCAAATTCTTCCTCAACTTCTTCTTCTTCCTCTTCTTCGTCGTCAGAAGGTGCTAACATCTTACCAAACTTCTCAAATGGTGTGTTGACTGTGATCGCTCGAATGGGTTCAACCGTTTTTGGTGGTTTCAAGAAAGGAATTGGTCTGACTACGAGTATTTCAGGTTTGGTAAACTTACCTTCGTAGGGGTAATCAGATTCAAACGCGACGAGGATGTGTTTCGGTATGGGTGGTGATTGCTCGAGAAGACTATCATACGTTGTCTTACATTCCTCAACGAATTTCAAACCCTCCTTTTTACGTTCCTCTCGTGGAAGTGCTAACTGTAAGCGAATGTTTCGAGACAAATTACCATGACCCAAAGCGGCAGTCCTATGGTTCTCCATCAATTCGTTAATTTTCAAGAATTGCATGATTGTGGCGATCAGTCCAGCCACGAGATTCATACCACCTATGATGGCTGGGGCTGTGCTCCGTATACTTGGAGGAAGGGTGCTTTGAGCAAAGTTCGCGGTTCCGGTTATCGTCGATAAAACAATCACAGGTAAATTGAACCGTAGACTCATCCTCTTGAACATCAAGAATGCCTTGTGGTGCATATACCTATAACACGCGGACTGCTCACCCCATTGCCGCAGTATATCTTCGTGATATTCGTTCCACATTTCATCCATATTAATTTCTGAGCTCATCTTATAATAGATGAACATAATATTCGCGATTCACTTCGTATTTCTCGTCTGGATATTGGTGACTCCTTTCCTCAATGATAGGAGAAACTTGGAGTTTTACTCCATGGTCATACCTTTCATCTTCTACCACTGGAGTGTAAATGATGATACTTGTGCCTTGACCCAGGCTGAGATGGCCATCACTGGTAAACACAAAGACGAAACCTTCATGGGACGTGTGGTCGGACCCATCTATAAGATGGAAGAGAATGACGTTAACAAAATGACAAAGACGATGTTTTTCGCACTTTGGGCACTGGTGCAGTACAGACTTGGACACTTCAACTTGTTTGTCGAAGACCTAAGTAAGATTCTCAAAGGTAAAAAGATCACCTAAGATGGACGAAGAACTTTCCCAACTATTTCGTCAGAGAAGTGATCTGTATTTCATGTATATGAATATGACACAGGTATATGAATACTTGTCTGAATGCATACAGAGTAACAACGACTGTGAATTCAGAGAAGAATTGTTGCAGAGGATTCAAGGGGAATACGATGTCATGAGAGAGGAATACGACCACAAGATTTGTTCAGTCACACAAGAACTGGACTCACTTCTTGGAGTTCCTGACCATCTCTTGCACTCGTAGAAAGTTTCTTTTGATGGCCTGAATGTGTTTGTTAACCTTGATGAGGTTTAATAACTGTCTGTTGGGTAACATGGGTTTACTCCTGTTACGGGTTAGGGTTTTCTTCAGTTTACTTTTGGCGTTTCGAACTTGTTGAGAAGTTGGCATTGTACTATATACGGTGAAAAAAAGAAGAAAAAAAGGTGCAAATCAAACTCCCTGAAAGAAAAATCGACTAACCCATAATTCGGTTTTTAGATAAATTCAGAAAAATCAAACTAAGCAGTTCATTCGTCAGTCAATTTCGGGAGCCAATCAGGAAACGTAAATCATGGAATGGGTCTCACGAAAAAATAAAAAACCACAAACATACGAAATTTCGGATCGTAGTACCGGATCGTATGGAAAACAAAAAACGCTCGTAACTTTTTGATGCTTTCGAATTTGGAGCTGTGGATAGTGGCAATCGACAGAGGGCGTACAGAGCTGGTTTGATTTTGACGAATTTTCACGTCTTCGATGAATACCACATTTCCAAGCTCATGGTACCCATTCTAAACGTACATAAAGCTTGAGAGTGCCAAATTACAAATGATACGAGCGAAGTTCTTTGGACTCGTTACCGTATTGGTAAGTTTAATATGTTCAGAAACGATATACGAACAATATACAAACTATCGATACAGAATTATACTGATCTATTACACGAATAGAGAAAGAATGGCCATACGAATGGCAGAACACGATTTCGTGATGAACGTATTACGAACAAAATGTGAAATTCAACATGCAATCCTGAAATGCATACGAGCACCATTTTCAATCACGGGAGCTATAGGGGGAATAGTTGAAAAAGGTGCTACGACTGTAGAACATGTCTCGGTCGATACGTTTACGATTGTAGAAATCCTAGTTCGATCAGTCAGTATATGTTTACAGACTGTTGGACCATACATATTCGCATTGATAGTAGTGATTGCATGCATACGACGAATTAAATCTTAGGAACATATTTGAACCTGTCAAAAAAGTGTGTCGAGCACTTGAAATTGTCATAAATGATCATACACAAGGCATCGGCAATATCATGCTTTCTTTCGTAAGGGATTTCGAAATTTGTATACCTCTCGGCAATCGAAGTTGTTCTCTCCTTTCTCTCTTCGTAATTCAGGTTTCTCATACCGAAATGAGTGTGCACACTAACGGGATGAACGAGTGTAACTTTGTCACGGAACATGTAATGCAAAAGTATTTCTATATTTGTAAATCCAGCCGGTGGTTGTCTTTCTATCAGTATTTTGTCAGCTGAATCGAATATTGCTTGATGATCTTCTACGAATAAAGGAACCAAATCGACGATGTCGTTTGATCTCAAGTACTTATAGTCTTCAAGACTAACTTTTTTTATGTACTCAACTTTTATCGACGGACCAGTCAGGGATTCGGCGAGAACGAGTCCCATGTTATGATACCCAATGTCGATTGCCAAAACGATCATCTGTTAAAGAAACATGACAACCCTTTAATTTAAATCTTTTAGTACTATAAATGAAGAACAAGACAAAGACACAGATCATGTGGGTGATACTATTTGCTTTGACTGTTGCTGTGGCATACATGTGGCACAATCCTAAGGTTGTTAAGATTAACATGCCCATACAAAGACCACTTCCCATGCTTCCTCGTCCTCCAGTGCTTATGCCTACACGAGAACCAGAATTCCGTAGTCCACCACTGAAGCAATACAAACCTGGTCACACACAGCAGATGGGCATTCTTACTAATGAGACTGGCGAAACATTACCGTTATATGGTAAAGAAGTCCACGGAAGAAGGGATAGGTATCATTACTATACTACGACTGGGGGTGATAATCTATATTCTATACCGTTATCTCACAATTCGAGGGACTGTATGGATGACATTGGTTGCCAGGAACTTTATGGAAATGAAGCAGTTTCAATAACTGGTAAAACTGATCCATTCACGGTAAATCTTTATAGAACTGACAACTTTTTCTAAATTTTACAGCTCTTTGGCATTTCCAAACATAGTTTGTGCAATCTGTTGTTTCTCTTCTTCTGACTTTTCCCCATTGGGGGTTTCTCCTTCGGAGGTTTCCCCAACACGTCTTTGAACATCCTTGGCTATACGAGACGAGCTCGTGCTGCAAGAAGAAAGGAAGCAACAACAAGCTGCCATCATCGGGGGTGTCTTGAAAGGCATTCTGATAATCATATACATGCATATGATCAGGCAAATGACTGTCACGACGTAGCCACCCAGTTCCTTGTCGTTAAGGGGTCCTTCAGAAGTTGGGAGAAGATTAGAGGCGGGTAGCATAGCTGATACACTGCCACACATCGTCGTCAAGGCGGTGATAGGTAAGCTTAAAAAGTCCATATACTTATAAGTGATATTTTATAATGTCGTACTCCCTTCCCTGAGATCCTGACGTTCTACACAACTTCGACTTCCTGTTAATAAGGTCCCTGATTGTTTTATCATCAAGGTTTTTCATGAAGTCGATTTTGCTCTCCATATCGTCAAGTTGAGTGGTCTCTTTCCGTGATTGAACGTATGGCCAAGTATGTTTCCTGAGCGCACTTACTTCATTTTCCAGGTTTCGAATCCGTGGGAGAAGAACCTTATGTATCAATACCCTTAGTTCGATGACATCGTTCATCTTAATGTTCT